ATACTCCGAGTTGTTATTTCATACATTTATTTAGTTTAAAAAAGGAGACCCCAAAGAGTCTCCTTAGTTCGGACGGCATTTAGCCTATTCCAGTGCTAATATCAATTGTTTAGAAGCTAAAAGTTGCTCTAACAATAACTTCGCTGCGCTGTGCTACTTCAAAATCATATGAAGTCAGTGCTTCTAGCTCAATGCTATCTGCTGCCGCGAAAGTTGCGCCAAAAGCAATTTCTGGCTTTACATCAAATGTATCCATTAGAGTAAAGTTGTTTGTGTTGTCCCAAACATTAACATCCATTGCTGCTGTTACAGTTAGACGGTCAAACGCATATGGTGTATATGCAAGCTCTGGAGAAACTACAAGAGTTGAAGTTTCTGCGTCTACTTTGTACTCTGCAACAGCATCAGTGTTAAGAGCTAAGCCAGCTAGTGGAAGATCCATAGCAGATGCTGTTGACGCGAATGCCGCAAAAGCAACAGTTGTGATAGTAAGTTTCATTTTTGTAATCCTTTACATTTATTATTCTTCATAATCAAAAGGCCCGTTCTGTTTCTAGGTGGAGCCCATACCCGTAGTACTTATGCTGCTAGAGCAAAAGTCTTAGGTGCGAAATTTTCATTTGTGTTTACTAGTTATATATAACACGCAAAACCTATATTGTCAACAAATTTTTGCGCGTTATTTTATTTGTGTCTTTTACGCAACAGTTTTTACAGTGCTTTATCAATGTGACCGTGATTACCCGCGTGACTTGGAGCAGTCCAGCCTTCTGGTTTCATAAGATCTGGCAGGCCAAACGGATTAGGACGACCTTCTTTAACACCAACATGTTTAGCCATATTAGCAGCATAGACAGCATCCCAAGCAGTTCCAGTATCAACACCAAACACATCTAATGTACCCAGAGCAAATACGACTAGATCAATAAGACCATCGACAACTTCTTCAGGATCTTTTGCTTTAACTGCGTCTACTGTTTCGGTTAATTCTTCTTGGCACATAGCCAAACGAAAATCTAAATACTTAGACATAAGTTCTTTGTTTTCTTTATTAGCCATGAACCATTGATGAACTTCAAATTTATCATGCATCATGTACATATCTTGTGCCAGATCAGACATTTATATTACTCCATTTTTTAAGTTTTTCGCGTTTATTTTTAGCAGCCAGTTGAATTTTAGACATATCAATTATATCTCTTTCTTCTAATAGATTAATCATACATATTAAGTCACCTATTTCTGTCTCTAATTGTAACACATTAACGTTAGATTGTACACCAAAACGTATAAGTTTAGAAGCGGCTTGGATAACCTCACCGCATTCTTCCATTAAAACTGTAAGAACTTCTTGCAGTTCTTTATCTTCAATCACATTTAATTACCAATAGTTGCTGATTCAAATACACGATTGTGAGTGTCATTACATCTAATAAAAGTGACGCGCGAAGATAGATCTTTTAATCTAGCTGCGCCAACATAAGTACAAGTAGATCTAATGCCACCTAAAATATCTTGTATAGTTATATTAACACATCCTTTGTACTTTGTCAACACTGTTCTTCCTTCAGATGAACGGTATTCTTTTAAACCACCAAAATGTTTATCATTGGCAGATTCTGAGCTCATACCATAGAACTGCACGAACTGTTTTTCTTCTATAACACGTTGGTCATCGTCAAAAAACGTGCCGGTCAGCTTAGTGATTGGCTTTAACTCGTTTGTGACGTAGCGTTTAGTGATTACTTCACCACCGCCTTGATCATGACCAGCAAGCATACCGCCTAGCATTACAAAATCAGCTCCTGCGGCAAAAGCCTTAGCAACATCGCCAGGACTACTACATCCACCGTCAGCGATAACATGACCGCCAAGACCATGCGCTGCTTCGGCACATTCGATGACGGCCGAAAGTTGTGGGTAACCCACGCCAGTTTGAATGCGAGTAGTGCAAACAGACCCAGGCCCAATACCAAGTTTAACAATGTCGACTCCATTTAGAATTAACTCCCGTGTTTGATTAGCTGTAACGACGTTACCGGCGATGATTACTAGATCAGGAAAGATATCACGAACTGCTCTAATTTGCTGAACAAAATGTTCTGAGTATCCGTTTGCAATGTCCATACAGACGTACTTTAAATTATTGCCTACCGCTGTATGGACATCAACCAATTTATCAAAGTCACTCTGACTAGTACCTATACTCATAGCACAATATTGTGTACGGTTAGTTGAACCTTTAAAGAATGCAATAAGCTCTTCNGTACTATATGTTTTAACAAGNCAAGTAAACATTTGTTGTTCTGATAGCGTATCNGCCATTTCAAATGTTCCAACGCCATCCATATTAGCTGCCATTAACGGCAAACCAATATAGTGGATTCCTTTTGGTGCATAATTACGAAAAGTTAACTTATGTGTAAGATATACATCTTTACGGCTACTTAACGAACTACTTTGTGGTCTAATAAGAACATCTTTATAGTCAAGTTTAATTTCATTATCAATTAACATTATTATAGTCCTTTATACGAAGAAAGCGTCGAGTGTATCAATCTTTTCTGCTGACCAACCTACCGCTTCTAGAATAGATTGAAGTGGGCTTAGAAATACTTTTTCGAACTGAAGTTCATAGTCAATATAATCGTGTAAGCCAAATTCTTTTGGAAGAACACCCGGAAAAGAGATGATGTTTTCTTTAATAGGATTTGGCTGTTTAAGATGCAAGAATTTAATTTTGTCACCGCCGGAGATTGATGTGAACTTTTTATCTAGTCCATTTTCTTGTAAGTAGTAGTTATAAAGAATAGCGCCACGGACATGCATTGGGCAGCCTTTCTTATATAGATTACCACGATCACGATACTTGTCGATGTTATCAGTGCCAGAGTTACGACCGATAGCTTCAGGAGGAAGCTTGTAGAATTCTTGACGGAAGTCTTCGATGAACTTTTGTACTGCAAGCTCATCGCCATTCATAATAACATCGAACGAACCACGCAACTTGTCACGGCAAACTTCTGGAGTAGATGATCGAACTGATTCTAGACCAGTAACGGAAATCTTAGGCTTATCATAGTGAACACCTTCAGAGTTGAGTGTATTCATGATGTAACGCTTCTTAGCAATGAATACTGTTTTATCAGTAATCTTTTCGCGTTTCATTACCATTGCCTGACGATATGCGCCCATCTTAGAAGCAAGATCTTTATAACCATCCTCAAGAACTTTCTCAATTTTCATCTTACATACTTTATCGAGGAACTCTTCGCCTTTGGCGCGAGAAACGTCTACGGTACCAAAGGAAGCTTTAATCACAGAAGACATATCAACGTAAATTGAGTCTGTATCGATATAGATAATATAATCTTTATCGTCTGTTTTAAGCAATTTGTTTAGATATGCATTAACTGACTTTTCAGCCCAACGAATAGATAGCTGACCAGACGTTGTGATTGCTTCTGCCATTTCATTAATATAGTACAAGAAGTAAATATTAGCAGTAGCACCATACAAGGAGTTCATAGCAATCTTAATAGCCATTTGCTGGTTGTGCAGGTTGTTTGCTTCTCGTTTTAGATTTGCTTTTTCAACAGGATCTTCGCAAACTTCAATAGCTTGCTCAACCTTAAGCATGTTCTGCTTGATTACGCTACGATTACCGTAGTATTCATCAATGATCGAAGGAATTACACCTTTGAATTCATTAGTGAAACATACACCGTTAGCTGCAACAGATACAGTCTTATCATCGTTTTGAAACTTATTAGATATCACCATATCTTGAGAAACATATTCACGACGATCATCGATATAAGTTTCAGGCGACATGTTGTATTGAAGCATCAAGTGCGGATATAGAGAGTTCAAATCGAAGGATACAACCCAAGGATGCATACCAACTTTTGGATCTTTAACATAACCACCTACAAGATCACCAGCACGTTGACCAGGACCACCTTTAATAGGAGGTACACGACCATCCCTAAGAAGACGACGATAAAGAGTTGTTTCCCAGATACCAACAGTACCGAATGCATCATTGTAGTTTACACCGCCACCATAAGCAACAGTCATAACTAGTGAAAGCAAGCCAGTCTCGTCTTCAAAGCGTTGAATCAACCACGTATCTTTAAGGTTGTAGTCAAGATACAATTGTGGATTTTGTTCATACAATTCAGTAAGAGTACCGTACTCAGAGTAATCGAGCTTTGCTTCGCCAAGTACTACGTTAGCAATGTGATCGAGCTTCCACGATTCTTGTGGACCGTACTTATAACCAAACTTTTTGAAAACATCCATGTAGTCAATAACAGCAATACCAGAGATTTCATATGTTTGTTGCATTTTGCCAAAGAATTCGCGACCAGTTTGACGTAGACCACGCCAAGGAGATAGATCTTTTGCCCACTCTTCGCCGAACAAACTAATCATACGTGTAATGATGTACTGAATATCAAAGTATGCTACGTTCCAGCCAGTAACAATATCTGGGTAATCATCCATCCAGAGTCGCTTGAACACACGCAATAGATCTTCTTCTGTCTCACATTTAGTGAACCGAATGTTTTCAGGATCGATATCTAGCAGTGTTTTAGACTTATCGTAATCTTTACGACCAAGTAGATGATATACATTAGACTTTGAAGACTTATATGCGATAGAAGTAATTTCTTTATCAGCAATATTCATGTCCGGGTAGCCGTTGCTGATATCAACCTCAATATCAAATGACGCGATATTAATTACAGAAGTATCGAACTTGACTTCAGACGGGTATTTTTCTTGAATGAACTGTGCAACATAATTAGTGCTACCGGCAATTTGCATGCCGTGAACATCTTTATATTGCTCGATCCAGTCTTTGGCCTCGCGCATTGTATCCATTTTGATTGGAGACAACGGTCGACCATTGGTTAAGGATGTGTAATTTGATTCAACATCTTTGCGACCTGCAACAAAGAGGGTGGGCGAGAATTTTACTTTGCGTTCAAAGCGCTTGCCATTTTCATAGCCGCGCCAAAGGATGTTATTAGCAAAGCGTTCAACTGAAGTGTAAAAACTGGACATATTGATCCCTATTCATAATATAGTACTATAATAACATTTTATTGTGGGAATGTCAACCATTATTTTTTGCTTGGCTTCATTTCAGTAACAATGCCTTCACCGTCTTTATCCTTTGCAATCAAAAGGGCAATCCCTTGTATGTCAGCCAATAAATTATCGCATGTCGGCTTATCATATTCTTTGCCTGAATGCAGCGAGAACTGATGCCGCAGCCGATGGATCAACATTGCCTTATCATGCATTACGTTTATTCGTCTAATAAGTTCTTCTATTGAATGCTGCATCACATATCCTTTTAAACTTTATATTCAAAATTCTGGCAACTGGCGCCCTTTTCTAGTAGTGAAGCCCCATTGCGAAGATGAAACCTTTCGGCAGTAGCAGTAAGAGGGCTTAAAGTAACAAATCGCGTGATGTGCGGTTTTTCAAGCTTAATCTTACCAGTTGTTTCAAAAATAATATCGCGGCCTGCATTTTTAGCATAACTCCAAACAGTATAGAACATAGCAGTATCTGGATCAGTAGTATTTTCTAATCCTTCTTCTGTAATCACAACACCGTTAGTATAGGCTACGCATAACACAGATAATATCTTACCATCTTCATCTTCATACACATAAACTTCACGACCATCTTCTACGCGCCAGTCTGAATCTAAATGAGGTCTAACAGGATCTTGTTTAAGAATATATCTTTTCCAATTATCGCTACTTAACTTTATTAACTTTATTAACTTTCTCATAATGTATCCTTTCTATTTGGCTATTTCGCTAAAGTTCTTGACTTTTTCGAATTTAATGTGAGACATAAATTTATCACCAAACTGATGTCCACGGTGTGAAATAACAAAGATGTTATCATCTGAATTCAAGTTATGCAATGTATCGATTAACATTTCAATACCTACACCATCTAACGCGCCATCTAGAGTTTCGTCTAAGATAAGCAAATTAGTTGATACTGAGTTGCGTAGTTTTGCTACTGACCGCCATGCTAACATAATAGCAAGTGTGATACGAAGCTTCTCACCTTCAGAGAATGAAGCATAAGAGAAAGTATCGCGGAAACGAGATTTGATTATCTCATTAAAGTTTTCATCTAATTGAAAGTCAACGAAAAGATCAAATGCACCTAAATATTTGTTAATCAGTTTATTCATTACAGGGACATATTGCTTAATAATTTTAGCCTTGATTCCGCCATCTTTAAGCATTGCAGCTGTAACACTAATAACTTCTTTTTCATTAAACAATTCAGTTTGACGAATTTCAATATCCTTTAAAGTATTACTATACTCAAAAAGCTTAGTCATGTCAACTGCTTCAACTTCTTCTTCAGCAGCAGTCAATTCATTCTTATATGAAATCAGAGCGCTTTTAGCAACTTTGATTGTCGCACGATTGTCACCAATCTTTAACTGCACATTTCGCATTTGATCTTCAATAGCAGAAATAGCTTCAAGACGGTCATTATATTCTTTTGCTTTTAAAGCTAACTTATCAAGACCAGACGAGAGCTCGTTTACTTTAGCATCTTTGTCGGTAATGATACCGGCTTTAAAATCATGCTCAATGCCTTGCTTACATGTAGGACAGTCATCATGATCTTTGTAGAATGACAGCTCTTTTTGATGTGAACGCATTTGGCTTTCGATATCTCGTCGGAATGATTTAGCTTTTTCGGACTTAGCTTTCATATCAGCTTTATCATAAATATCATCTATACATACCTGAATGATATCTTGCATAGTTTCAATATGAGCTTGTGCGTCTTCAATATCTTTAATATGTGTAGACATCTTCTCACGAATCTTTTCAACTTCAACTTCACGAATTTTACGAATAGACTCATTATGATCTTTAGCAGAATCAAATCGAGATTCAACTAAATCTTTCTGATAAGAATTTTCTTTAATACTTTCTTTATTAGAACTAACCTTATCTTTCAATAAAGTATTCATGGTACTAAATACTTGAATATCAAGAAGATCTTCGATAATTTCACGGCGACCGTGGGCAGGCAATTCCATAAAAGGAACATATGTAGCACTACCAAGAATTACAATCTGGGTAAAAGATTTGTAGTTCAATTTAAGAATATTTTGCTCAAGATAAGTTTGGTAATCACGTACTGCTGCATCTTGATCTACTAAGACGCCGTTTATACTAATTTCAAAGTAATTTGGTCTTAGACCACGTCTAATCTTATATTTCTTAGCACCAATGTTAAACTCAATTTCTACTTCAAGTTCTTTTTGGTTAATAGAGTTTATAAGCTGTGGCTTGTTAATTTTACGGAAAGCCTTACCATATAAAGCAAAAGTAACAGCGTCTAGCAATGTTGACTTGCCACTACCATTAGTACCACTTATTAAAGTAGTCTTACTTTTGTCGAAAAGTATTTCAGTAAAAACATTACCAGATGATAATACGTTTTTGTATCGTATTTTCTTAAAATGAATCTTCATTATATATTCTGAGCCTCAACATAGAGTTCGTCAATTAATCTTTTAATTTGGACTTTATCAACTTTTGTTTCTAAAGAATTAATATAATCATGCAAGATATCTTTAGTGTCTTTAGTTTCATCTAGCATTTCATCTAAACCTTCAGATTCTAAACTGAGAGAATCTTCAATAGACTTGACATCTGCAGCACCTGCATCAGTTAATTTATTCAAGAATAAGTCATAGATGTACGGGTTTATTCTATTCTTAACGATAACTTTGATAAAAGTATCTTTAAGAGCGCTTACATCTAAATTAGCGATATCTTCAATAGTCATATCAGCATCATCATATTCGATTTTGTGGAATATGACGTTAGGATTCAAAATCCATTCTAGTTCTCGAGTTTCTGTATCTAAGACACGGAAGCCGCGCTTACCTTGATAATCAGACCAAGTCATCTCATAAGGAGATCCAAGATATGAAATATTATTATAGGTAGAAGGATGGTGGAAATGACCTGAATACACTGCTTCAAAGTTAGTGAAGATGTCTCGTGTTAGACCGTGATCACACAAGTGACCTTTGTCCATTTCAAACCCTTCAATAGCAAAGTGACCCATACACAGATTTGCATCTGATTCACGAATAGACTTAACCATATCTTTATAGTTACTGTTGTTAATCCAAGGAACCATCAAGAACTTAGTAGAACCGATTTGTATCTCTTTACACGCGTTTTCGTAAATATTGAAATCAGGATATTCACGTAAAAGTAAATTCATAGAGTTTACTTCGTTTGTGTTGGTATAATACGTAGTGTGATTACCAACAAGGCCGTGATATGCAATACCGCGTTTTGCAATCTGATCAAAGAAGAATTGCTTACCACGTTCTAGAGAAACATAATTAATGAACTTGCGGCGATCAAATGTATCGCCTAGATCAAAAATGATTTTAATATCATGCTCGTCTATATAAGGAAAGAACACTTCTGAAAAGAAACGCTCTTGGTGATCTAAGAATAACTTAGAATCACCTCGAACGCCAATATGCATATCTGTTACAATTGCTATTTTCAAGTTTCGTCTCCAGCAGCTGTAATATCATTATCATTATTTAACAAATCGGATTCAGCTTTCTTAACAGCTTCTGTTTCTTTTTTCTTAGCTTTATCTTTAGCAAGTTTATCTTCAAAATCTTGCACAAAGTCGTTCATATAATCAGCAGCAGTATTTAAATGGATATCTTGACCGTCACCCGTATATGTACCACCTGTAGCAAGCATATGCTGAGAGGATTTGAAACGAATATACATTTGCTTCTTTTCTTTCGCAATGCGACGCAAGAATGCATACCAAATAATCTGTGTAAAGTAAGCAAACGGATTCTGAGATTTTTCTTCATTAAAGTTCATGATATATAGTAGGCAATTTTCAATACCGTCTGAAATCATATCTTCTTTATATGAATAACCTGAAAAGTTTGGTTTAGTTGCCAAACGCGTGGCAATTTGGTAAATACATGTGCCAATATAATCCGGAACTCTAGGTCTAC